TTGAGCCAATAGAATACTGCTGAGCCCCTCCGGTTAAGAGAGCCTCAATAGCTTCGTCGATGAGTGCTAACAGACTTGCCGCTGATGCCATGCACAAAGGATTGCATGGAGAGCCGACAATCTCAAGAACGCATTACAATTGCAATTGTAAACCCGTTACTAATCGCCTTCTTGCGACCAAGTATGTTTGCACCAAGTGCATCGGCAATAACGTATCTTTCCATGCTTTGCATAGACTCGACTGTAGCTTGTACGTGCAGGTCTGCGAGTCTCACACATCGTGCAAGGTCGCGGTGTGAACTCCCTTGGTATCGGCTCGATCGGTTGTTGCTCGATTGTTGCCGTTTGTTGCACCGTCTCGATCGCTTGCTTCCTGCTTTTCTTCGCCATCCTAGTACCTCCGTTTTGGAATCCACCCGCCTTGCCGTTGCCGTAAGTTGCGTCCGTGTTGGTACGCCTTTGGAGCCTGCTTAACAGGCTTAGGCTGATCGCCGCTAACGTGCTTTGGCTGTACCTCGATCTCACTCGGAGCGATCAGCTTGACCCCGCAAGCCTCACTAGCCGCCGCCGCCATGTAGGTAGCATCAAGCCAGTGATTATTTGAATCCTTGACCATCCAGTAAGTCTTAGCCCCCTTGCCCTCTGTGAACTTCGTCACCAGTTCTTCTGCTGCGATGTGCTGCGAGTACTGCGAGTGTCTGCGTTCTTCTTCAAGTGCGAACAACGAGAGCGACCCGCGCCGAAGCATGTTCGATTCGTCGAACGTCGGAGTCATAAACCTTTCATGCACAAACTGTTTCCAGTAGCTTGTATCAAGCTCGTATAGCCAGACATTTGAGGACGGTAGCTTTTGAGCGTGTAGATTTGCCCCTGCAATCGTCGTCGATGTGGATTTAGCTTTTCGATGGTAGGGATCTTGGCCTTTCGACGGATGAAAGATCCCGCCAACCTCTCGACAGAATTGGTAAGCCGCATTGGTGAACGCACCCGAATCGACAAAGCAAAAATCGATCGTTCTCCTAGTCCCTGTGGTGTCGCTGAATTCTTTGGTTAGCAACTCGTCCCGAAGGCTCAAGAGAGCCTGATAGATCATCGGCTCGCTGGCTTCGTGATCCATGCTTTTATCTGTCCCGTAAACCTGATGGATGCCATAGTCGGCAACAACTCCACCGGCCCCATGCCACCAAGAGGTTATGACCCAATGCAGGTAGTATTTGCCCAAGTCGATCGCCGCCGTAAGTGCCACCGTATTAGCCGGAAGCTGACGACGAACCAAACCGCTGATCCTTGACTCAACGAGAGCAGGAGTGATCCCAAGACCCATCGGCCCGGCTTCCTCCGGTGGATCGTTGTCGATTTCGGTCGAGACTGCTTTCTGCCCAACGTCGGCCACTCGATTAAAATAGCTTTGCACCGCTGACAATTCCATCGGCTCGCCATCGCTGTGCATCTTTTTGCTGTAGCTATGCGGATTGCTGACGACCGATCCACGCTCGATGTCCTCTTGATTGTCACGCCAAAAGCGGAAAGCCTCCCGAGCGTCTGGATCATCGTCCTTGCGTCCCTTCCGCATGTCGATGTACTTCTCGATTAAGTCCATTCGATCGGGCTTGGTAACGAGCTTGCGGTATCGCTTGCCCCTCCAAGATGGCCTGATCTTCGGATCGGTGTAACGGTACGCAATGCACTTGCGATTCTGAATCGTGCAAAGCATGACCCGAGGGATCCGCTCCGATGACTGACCTAGCCCGGCAATGTCTTGTTCGATTACTTCCTCGTTCTTGTCGATGGTCGTTTCGCTTGCCGCTGCTTCCCTGTCCTCGATGTCATCGATGATAGCTAGCGTTGGTCGTTTGCTTCGATACTTCGTTCCCCGAATCGCTCCATCGATACCTAACGAGTAAAGCACCTGGCCGCATGAAGCAGGCTCGATCTCATCCGGCCACCCTGGTAGCTGTTCGCGGTTGATCGTTGGGAATACGAAAAACTCTGGCCCGATGACGATGTTGGTCGGTTGACCTTGGCAAGTCTGCATCCGTCCGCGACTAGACCAACCGCCAACGGCTTGAAACGGAATCGCGATCTCTGGATAATCAGCCGCAAAGATTTCATTTTGTTGGAGTTGCTCAACGATGTCACGCACTTCTTTTTTCGCTTTGTCGGCGTTCTTGCCAATGACCACTGGAAACGTCGATAGCCGACGGATCATCAAGTAGAGTGCCGTGAGAATCGCAAGCGTCGTCTTGCCTTCGCCCCGTGGCCCTGCGATCGATTGATCCCCGCCATACCTGGCCGCATCGATAATCGAATGCACCATCGCTAATCGATCCTCAGTCCAGCCCTCGAAGAACTTTTCGGGAAAGTAGGTCGAGAGCCACAACGCTGGATCGGACTCGCACTTGAGCCGACGAGCCGGATTGAGAGGTGGAGGGATGGATAGGTCACGATCCATCGCCCTCTTTCGAGCCATCCTCTCCGCGTCCTTCGATTTCTTCGGAATCGCACTCGTCAAGGACGAGGCCATCGACAACGACGCCTGATTCAGCCGAGAGCCTAGCAACTTCTCCAGGGCTGAGTTGTCGAGCGAGTTCCACCAATCGCTGCCTGCGTTCGTGTTCATCTGCTTGATCCATCCTCTGCTGCTCTATATTCAAAGCGTCTGCATGTAATAACGCTTTTGCGGCTGATGTCTTTTCCCTTGCGCTTGTTTTCTCGCTCGCTATTACTCGAACTAGCTGGCGAACCATTAGTTCTCGAAATTCTTCTGGGATGCTCCATCTCTCTTTCAAGGCTTTCTCCCATAATCTTGTTTGCTGAACGCTCACTTGCTAATCCTTGCTTTTTCTCCAGTCAAAGCCTCCCATCGCTTAACTATGACATCACAATATTGTGGACTGATCTCCATTCCTCTGCAACTTTGCTGAAGTTGCTCGCAAGCTATAAGAGTAGTTCCTGATCCGCAAAAAGGCTCATACACCATGCCTGGCCAGCACTTGATGGCGAATGTCGGAAACGCAACCGGAAATGTTGCTGGATGCAATTTTCCATCCTGACTATTCCTGTTTACCTTAATTACCGCACTCGGAACATTGTTAATGCGGATAATGCTATCTGGAATCTTGAAGTCCTGGCCGATTTTATCAGGACTTGAGCACTCTTTTGATCCTCCTTCTTTATTGAACCCAACAGTCCCTTTCTTTCCTTTTGCTGCCCTGCTTTCTAGTTTTGTCTCCACCCATTTTTGCGGCCTTACGGCTTGCTTATTAAAGTGCCACAAAAACTCAAAACTCGGCGCAAGCCTGCCGTTCCAGTCACCTGGAAGACCGCTGCCTTGATCCCAAACATACCATGCAAACCTCCTCCACCCGAATTCCTTCATGTGTTCCAACCACGGATTCCAGTACGGAATAAATTCGTTTTCCCTGTGTATAAGACCTAGGTTTACCAAAATCTGACCTGATTCCTTCATTGGCAAACAGGAGAAAACTCCTTTCATCAAACCTTGCCAATCCGCACACTTTTCCTTTCCTTCTTTTGTGTAGTCCCTTTGCTGACCGTAGGGTGGAGATGTAAAACACAAGTCCGCTAGTTCTGAACCCATTAGCTTTTTAACATCCACAGAGCTCGTCGAGTCACCGCAAAGCAATCGATGATTCCCTAGAATCCACAGATCTCCTGGCTGAGTAATCGCCTCAATTGGCAGGCTGGGTATTTCATCCTCTATGATCTCAGGATCGTCAACAACATCATTCAACATTCCCTCGATTTCCTCAGCCGTAAAACCAGCCGCATTTGCTAGTTCCTCATCGTCGGCCAGCAAACCGTTTAGTTGAGCCGCAAGAATATCATCATCCCATTTGGCTAGTTCTGCTGTCCGGTTGTCTGCGATAGCGTAGGCGATAGCGTCAGAGCCCTTTAGATCGGTCTTAACGCAATCGATGGAATCCCATCCGAGACGACGAGCTGCTTCTAGCGTTCCATTCCCGGCCCGAACGATATTGTTCATGTCGATGACGATAGGCTTTTGCTGCCCGAACCTGCGAAGCGATGCGACGATGGATTCTATGTTCCGATCATCGTGCTTCCTCGCATTGGCAGGATCGTCGCTCAATTCCGCGATCGATTTTTTGATGATTTGCATACCGCCCCCCTTACCCCCCTGCGAACAAA